CTTTTGAGCCGAAAAACCAATTATAATAATATAAAGTGCCGGCCCCAAAAGAAGCCGGCACTCCGAAGGAGGGTGATGAAAGGTTGATTATCATATCTACAATTCCAAAGTAGGCATCCTTGCCTTTCGTCCCGCTGCCCATCCTACGCGGGAATCCTTTTCTCTACGGGGAGGAGGTTTGCGATAAAATCAATTTTTTCTCATCCTTTAATTTCTCCTATTGAAAATTCAATTTGCTCACTTAGATAGTTATTTTTCGTGTAATCTTTGTTTCTATCAAGACCCCAACTGGCCACAATTTCAGGCATTTCCGGATCGAAAACAAAACTCCTTATACCATCTTTCCTTATTTTCTCAATAACCCAATCAGGCAACCGGATCACGACTCTCAAACGACCATGATACTTTCTTACTTCGACTATGTATTGCTTTTGCCTATCTTTGAATCCGTAATGCTTTTGTAATGCCTCTATTATCGTGTTCTCACTAATTTTCATGCCTTTAATTTCAATCACTTTGTCGCTCATTTTTTTCGTCTCCAAGTTCTTTATTATATTATCGTAAAAAACATACCTAAAACGAAAAAGAAAAAACAAAAAATTACCAAATTCCCCTAATCGAGTATCGCTACATGAATAACATTCACGAAAGAATGCCCAGAATCCTCGTACTTGTATAACATATCCCATTTATTGGCTGCATATGTATTTGGCTTAGGGAATTTGTATAGGTCTCCCGAAAAAACCTGTGCCAACGTCCAACTGCGGGCAAGTCTGATTTTATATTTGACACCAAGTTTTTTCATAAACCTCTCAACTGCAAACTTAGAGCGAGCCGAAATTAAGTAGTCGACATCGCAGGAGCCCTCAAGAAACACCGCATACCAACACCTCTGCCTTGTTTTTTTACTTTTTGTTTTCTTTTTCATAGTTCGATAACCTTTCCGGTCTGGAGTTTTGGATTGTGTGTCACCATAATTATCTGCACCCCGAAATCCTTTGATAATTGCTCAAGCATCAATCGAGTGTTCTGCCAATATTCTGCGGACATCGATTTGAAAGGCTCATCCATAACAATCAACTTCCGCAATCTCGGCTTCGCCAAGACCAAACAAGACAGACGCAATGCAAACGCGGCCATTTCACAAACTGCCCCAGAATCGCCGTTCAATGGGTCTTCAACCTCATGCCCATCTTTAGTAAGTATCAGAACAGCCTCAGTGCGACCACGTTTCTTGTCGAATCGAATCTTGAAGCCGTAGTCATCATCGTCAAACACAGTCTCAAGGCATCTGCTTACGACACCGGCAATTTGTGTATGTGCTCTTTGTTGTATCTGTTCTGCAACTTGCTGTGCTGCACGCTGAGCTTCTTCCACATGCGTTAAGTGATCCTCAGATTCAGTGAGCTTTTTGTGTTCGTCAATGCAATGCCTTTCGGCAACTTTTAGATCGCTTAGCAGACTATTGACTTTTCTTCTGGTTTTGATTAAATCTATCATTTTGAAAACACTCAATAAAATGGTCGACCGATTTATAAGACTTTGCAATATCATAACGATCCGGCCTGTGTGGACGAATTGACTCCAAAGTCTCTGAATCTCTAAGACAATGGCAATCAGAACAGAGCCTTGTATTCTGATGAACGCAATTATGTAAAGACGCACAAAATGTTTTTTTCATTTATAAATCCCCCCACTTCTCCTCAAAAGCATCTACGGCATCATCAAATGCCTTCTTCGATGACTGCTCTTGCTTCTCAAGATATTTCAGTTTTTGTTTTGCCTCTTTCAAAGTCTTACAGCCAAACTCATGCTCAAGTTGTTTCATAAGTTCGCCGATAGCGCCTTCGGCCTGATTCACTTCCTGCTGGGCCGATTCAACTTTCTTCTTTAAGCTAAGGTACTTATCAAGTTTAGTCATTGTAATTACCTCATTTCTCCATCGCATCAAAAATTATCTGCTTAACTTCACTTGACACTGAAGGAGTTCGCAAGAACTCCTTCATGGCCTCTTTGAAATCCAATGCGGTTTTGCCGAGTTTTCCAAGTTCATCAAAAAAATCTCCCATCTCCAACAAGGGTTCAACTCGCTCTTTTGCTTCCGCAATATATTCATCTTTAGATATATCAAGAAAATGTGGAATAACTACTCCGGTATCTAAGAGCAGCCCCACTTGTGGTATATAGTCAATCTCGTCGGACTTCCTTCGCATCAGAGTTCCACAATTGAAAATTTGAGTTTTCTCCACTTGGGTCAAGAATCCCTTATGATTATCTCCGTAAACAACTACGTCATAACCAAGCCATTTATTATCTTTGATGCCTGAAATCCTTTTGCCAAACTTTTTGTCTTCAGGAGCATTGGGATAGGAATAGCCATCTATCCAGACATAACTATGGACAATCGCAACACATAATTCATCTCCATTGCTTAAGCGCCCTTCCAAGCCTAAGCACCCTTCCAATTCATTTCCGAAAGGAAATCCCCATAATGTTATATTTGGCAAGGTCAGGAAACTATTTTGGGGTAAAGAAATAATCTTACCAGCCCCAACCAGTGTCCAATAGGCACTACGGTGAATGTCACTGTATTGATGATTTGGCAAATCATGCTGACCAGGAATTGTGTACATACTGTCAGGTAAATTTGCCAAAGCAAAATTTATCAGTTCCGGAGATGAATTCCATTTATCGAATATATCACCTGCACAAATAACAGGGCAGCCATATTTCTGTTGCAACAATTTCACTTCGTTCAATGGTCTTGCTTGAGCTTCAAGCCAGTCTGGCTCTGCTGACCTCCAAATAGGAGGTTTCAGTGACAAGTGAACATCAGCAAGAAGTATGGCTAAGACTTTAGACTTGCCCCGCACAGGGGACAACGGCCTTGAGTAACTTGCTTTAATTCCGCCCCGAACTGTTCTAAATTCTCTTTCGATAGACATTTCTTATTCTCCCAATTTTCAACTGACTCAATTAAATCATCAAGTTGATTGCACTGCATATTTAGCTGTTCTGATTCATCTTTCAGAACTCTCAAATATTCAATAGAAGGAGGCTTGTTTTTCAAAGCCTTCTGAAAACCCTCAATAGATTCGACTAATTCTGACAGCTTCTCAATTGAAGTCGCCATTTCAACACATTTATCACCCACAGAAAGCGCCGTTAGGCCGTCTGACGCTGTCTGTGCTGCATTTTCTCGACTTAAGACGTAGTTTTGTACTGAATTTAGGATTTTGTCGATTGTAGAGCGTTTCTCGACATTTTCCTGATATTTATTTTGCAGGTTCTCAACATTAGTAAGTTCTTCATCCAAACCTTCAATGTACTCCAATTCTTTCTTTTCTCGCAGAGCTTCTGACAGTGATTTCTCTGTGACCTCAACAACGATCTTCGTCTTACGAAGTTCTGACGCGATATTCGCTAAAGTGCTGTCGATTATCTCAAGATTAACTATTGAATTCAATTGACGTGACACTTCGCCAGATGTCTCACAAAACCAGAAAGGTGCCGAATGCTGGCCCTGAAAATTCATATCAGACACATTCACAATCTCGGCTATGTCTCTCGGCACATCATTTCCAAACGCGGTGTATGGAACTTTCCCCCCACTCAATCTATAAGAATTATCATTCTTACTCCTTATTCGAGTAACGACTTTACCATCAATAGATTCTCTAACTTTCGCTTCTTTTGAATCCCAATTTATGAAAGAATCTCCTTTAGGTTTATTCAAGTTCACCCATTTCAAGGCACGCAAAGACCAACTCTTACCAATAAAACTCTTACCGACAATAGTCGTGACATTGGGGCCGAACTCTAAATCGAGCTTTTCATTCGCACCAAATCCTCGTATTTGTAGTTTTTCTATCATTTTCTATTTTTCTTCCGCCTTGGTTTTGCTAATCCCCACCTGTCAGCCAACACAACCAATTCGGATTCGCCAAAACACAATTGTCTTATCTCATCTTCTTTCTCAAGTTTTATTCTAAAGTAGTCCAAATATTCAAGATTGTCAAACCGGCCAATACGTGCCATTATTTCGGCACGAGTCCATTGCTCTATTAACGCCAGCAATTTCTTTCGTTGTTTTAAGGCTTCTGATTTTTTCATCTCAAATCATCCAAAGTAATCTCAACAATTTTTGGTCTCCAGACCATCGCCTTACCTCCACGCTTTACCTTTACTTTTCTCCAAGACCAAATCTGCAAAAAACAATTAGGTGCCGTCGTCAACCAATCATAAGTCTCTTGTCTCTTCTCTTCCGTTATCTTTTTATAATGTGCTGCAAAACTTCCACCACAGCACTGAACGCCGATTACTCCCTTAGAAGTAAGAACCAAAATATCTATAATTCCAAATAAGTCTTGACGCTTTCCAAATTTCCCTGCATAAGGCAGCCAACGCTCAACAACAGCACATTTGCCCCCCTTATCCCGCAATACTTTCAATGTCCTTTGAGTTGGTGACATCAAATTCTTTTCCTTCCAAAAGGCATTTTTCCTCGTATAGATTTCATGCCGAGCAGTTCAATAACCCGCCGCCAACCATGCTTTGACAATTCATCTTGCGTTATTTTGAACTTCTTAGTTCCTTTCATCGGCAGACATACCAAGAAATGATTCTCAAGTGCTAATCTTACGCCATCCGAACAGTTTATATCGAGAAGTTTCTTCCCTTTTTTCAAATCTCCTTTAAGGTACTTTATCGCGGTCTTCTCGCCAATACCTTTAATTCCCTTAATATTGTCGGTCGCACAACCCGCAATCGCTTTCACCAATGCCCATTCAGCAGGTTTTATCCCATATTGCTTCTTGAATCCCTGCAAAGTCAGAATCTTACGTGACTGCGGATTATAAAACGAAACATTATAAGTAATACATTGATACAAGTCATGGTCACTCGATATGATAATTGCCTCTTCACCATCTTGAAGATTGCCACAGAAGGATGCGATTACGTCGTCACTCTCATAACCGTTCTGGATAAACACATTCTTGAATCCTATCATGGGCAGATATGTCGTCCTGAGTTTCTTGACTTGCTTTCTAAATGCTTTATCGAACTCAATCTCTTCTTCAGTTTTTTCCTTATCCCAACGATTCGCCTTATACTCTGGATAAATCTCCTTGCGTTTGCTTTTTGCACTGTCAAAACAGAATACGAAATTTGAAGTTCTAAACAAATCCTGAAAAATGCCGAGTGACTTCAGAAATCCATAGATTACGCCAGTAGCATCACCGCCATAGCTTAGATCACCCGTAGTGTATTTCGCACGATGACAGAGATAGTTACAGTCAAGTAATAGATATTTTTTAGACATTATGAAACCTCAAAAGTTTTTCATCTAATCGTATCGAGGCTTTTGTTTAATTTTACATAAATCTTCTATTTCATTCCAGACATCGCTGACTAATTCATGCAAATCCTTTTCTAATTCTTTTTTCTCAATATATTTAATCAATTTCCTTTTACTGCCTTTGAAATCAAAATCAGAAGCAACGACATCATCACCCCTTTTCCTCCAGTATTTTTCTTCCAATAAATAGTCAATACAAGATTCTGTATCATTTATTCCATAGGAGTGATAAATCGGAATCGTCACAGAACGCTCTCGGCCTGTTATCCGATTCTTTTTTACTTTTATCTTGCTCTCGACGCCAAGCTGGCGTTTCTTGCCTTTAACTGTTTTCTCGATTTTACCAACGACACTCGACCACATCTCAAGGCAGGCGTAAAAATGCAAAGCGTGGCCGCCAGAACGTGTCTTCTTTGGCTGAAAAGGCATAGCACTGATATTGTCTCTTGTCTGATTTATAATTATCAGAATTGAACCTGTTTTTTTTAATGGAGACAAAATACGCCTAATATTCGCAGAGTTGATTTTTGCCTTACCATCTCCATAAGAACCTTTTAAATCTTTGCCATCCCGATACGCTTTCTTAGTCTTGTCAAATTTATCTGCTTCCGATTCGCTACTCAATGAATCCATTGAATCAAGAATATAGATAAATGGCTTACCGTCCTTAATAGCATCGTCAACATGAAAATAAAAATCCTCTATTGAATCAGAATAAATAGGATTTTCAGCACCTCCTCTTGGAGGCTCCATTTTTTTGGCAACTCGCTTGCCAAAAAATCGCTCAATGTCCATTAATGCACCATCCTCAGCATTATCGTAAATAAATCTATATTCATCAAAATTACGATTAAGTGATGCCTCTGCCAAACAGGTTAGTGACAGCCAAGTTTTACCGCTTATTGAATCACCAACGATGAAATAATATCGACCTTTGGCAAAGCCGTGCTCTGGATGCCCCGTGCAGGCGAGATTCAAAAGTGTAGAACCTGTTGATAAAAAATCTTTAGATGTCAATTGCTCTTTTTGTTGTCTATGCTTTAATGCTTTTTTAATATCTTTTGTTTTCATATCTTATAATTCCAAAAGGAGCAGGCAGTCGGTCTGCAACATCAATAATCACTTATTGTCAGGATTGCCCCTGATACAGTCAGGCTACCACGCCACTGCTCCTTACTCACTCATCAATTAGCATCGTCGCATTCATCCCAAATGGGACAGTCATTACATTCAGGAAGCTCGTCGGTGTCCTTACCAAATGTTCCACCGCCCGGACATCTGTTCTTTTTACTTACGTTTTTTTTTGACTTCTTGGATTTTAATTTAGATTGAGGTTTAGGCTTAGACTTAGAATTCACAGATTTTTCGCTTTTTTTAGATTTTTTCGACTTCGGTTTCTTGTCCTCGTCGTCGGTATCGTCATCGTCATCGTCGGTATCGTCATCGTCATCGTCGGTATCGTCATCGTCATCGTCGGTATCGTCATCGTCATCGTCGGTATCGTCATCGTCATCGTCGTCAACCTTTTTAGATTTTCCAGACACCGTGGATTTTTTCGACTTCGGTTTCTTGTCCTCGTCGTCCTCGTCGCCACTGACTGTCTGCAAGAAAATCTCTTTCAATT